TGAAGATAAAGAACTTGAAGAACTACTCGAACTTGAAGATAAAGAACTTGAAGAGCTAGATCTTGAAGAAGAAGAACTTGAAGATTTTGAAGAACTGCTACTTGAACTAGAAGATCTTGAACTAGAGGATGAAGAACTCTTAGAACTACTAGAACTTTTAGAACTAGAACTGCTAGAAGAACTTTTTGAACTAGAAGAACTAGAAGATAATGAACTAGAAGAAGAACTACTTTTACTACTTGAACTAGACGATTTTGAAGAAGACGAAGATGAACTCTTAGAACTACTTGAAGAACTACTACTTGATTTAGAACTACTAGAAGAACTAGAACTTGACCTTGAACTACTAGAACTAGATGATCTCGAAGAACTGCTAGAAGAAGAACTACTCTTACTTGATGATGAACTTGATGAAGAAGAACGTGAAGAACTCGAGGATGAGGAACTGGATCTTGAAGAAGAAGAACTGGAAGACGAACTTCTTGAACTTGATGAAGAAGAGCTCTTTGAACTACTTGAAGACGAAGAGCTCCTTGAGCTACTGGAAGAACTTGATCTTGATGAACTGCTAGAACTAGATTTACTAGAAGAAGAACTAGAAGACTTAGAACTAGAAGATGAAGAACTTTTCGAAGAACTTGAAGAACTGCTTTTACTGCTTGAACTCGAAGATCTTGAAGAAGAAGAACTAGAACTTTTAGAACTAGAAGAACTAGATGATTTAGAACTAGAAGACGAAGAACTGGAACTTTTAGAACTAGAAGAACTAGATGATCTTGAGGAAGAAGATGATGAACTTAGGCTACTTGAACTAGAAGAACTACTTCTACTGCTAGAAGATGAAGAAGATCTTGAAGAAGAACTGCTTGAACTTTTTGAAGAAGAAGATGAAGAAGACCTTGAAGAAGAAGAGCTAGAAGATATTGAGCTAGAAGAACTAGAACTCTTTGAAGAAGAAGATGAAGAACTGGGAAACCATATATCATCTGTAGTAGAAATCCATTGATCATCAACAGTATCTACCCATTGATCAGGATCAACACTTAAAGAATTACTGCTTGAACTAGAAGATCTCGAAGAAGAAGATGATGAACTAGATTTAGAAGAAGAACTAGAACTAGACCTTGAACTTGAAGAAGAAGATGAAGAAGATCTTGAAGAACTGGAACTTTTAGAACTAGAAGAACTAGAAGATCTTGAAGAAGAAGACGATGAACTCAGGCTACTTGAACTAGAAGAACTACTTTTACTGCTAGAAGACGAACTTGATCTTGAAGAAGAACTACTTGAACTTTTTGAAGAAGAAGAACTCTTAGATGAAGAGGATGAAGAACTAGGAAACCATATATCATCTGTAGTAGAAATCCATTGATCATCAACAGTATCTACCCATTCATCTGGTTTTAAACTAAGGCTACTAGAACTAGATGATTTTGAAGATGAAGAACTAAAAGAACTAGAACTAGATCTAGAACTTGAAGAACTGGAAGATAAAGAAGATGAAGAAGATCTTGAAGATGAGGAACTGGAAGTTCCAAGAGATGATGATGAAGAACTGGAGCTTGAAGATCTTGAAGATGATGAACTAGAACTTCTAGAACTACTTGAACTAGATGATCTTGAAGATGATGAACTTGAAGATTTAGAACTTGAAGACGAAGAACTTAAACTACTAGAACTTGATGATTTAGAAGAAGATGAAGAACTAGAACTATTCGAACTTGAAGAACTGCTTGAACTTCTAGAAGAGGAACTAGAACTTTCTTCATAAATAACCGTCATGTAAACATGGTCAATCTGTACAGTACCAACCGAGTACATTTCCAGTTTTGCCTTGGCAAGATTGACCTGCGCCCAAGTACCAAAATAGGCTATTAAATTAACTCCGTTTCGTGTCTCATAAGTAGCAGTCCAGTTTAAAAGATTTATAGTGCCGAGCCAACTGCTTCCATCATCATTTGATTCGTCTAACTTTAGATCTCCCTTGCCATCAGTAGACAAGGCACGAACACTAAAAACAACACTTGTTATAGTGCCAAGGTCGGCAGACTCTTCAAACGTAAAGTCGGCCGTTACAGCATTTTTAGTCGAAGTTATAATATAAGACGCATCTGTAGCATCAATATATGGACTGTCCCCACTTCCTACCCAGTCTGCGGTTGCTGGACTACTATTTGCGTTTAATACTACTGTACCCAATTTCTCGCCTCTGCCAAAACGCCCATGACCATGTTAAAATTTTTCTTTGCTGCCATGATATCTTGAGTCTGTTTTTTAACCGTTGCGTTTATTACATCTTTATTTGATTTCTTAAATACAGGACATTCCTTGAACTCAGTATATCCAAGAGGAGCATCTTTGCATCCGCTCGGTTTTGTGTCATGTATGGAACATTTGTTTTCGTCTGTCAGAAAAGGACAATACCTTTTCATGTCCTCTTTCTTTTTAATACTTTTTTCGAAAAAAAATCCACCCTGTCCTTTGGTTGGATAATTATCAATATAGAAAACTTCTTTTAAAATATCTCGTCGCTTCTGATCTGCCCATCTAAGAATATCACTGAACGTAATATCAATGGCTCTCTCCCTGCAACAATTTCCGCAACCGATACATTCTAGAGATGCCATTATAAATCTCCATACCAGTCATCTAAGGTGTCCATCCAGTCATCATCTAAAGTATCAATCCAATCATCTGGAAGGACAATAATCGCTTCATAAAAAAGCTGTCCGTTAGATGCAGGGAATATTTGTTCTACAACGACAAAATAAACTTCATTAGAATATCCGCTTTCTACTGGTGACTCATGATTGCTATAAGCTGTCGCAGCAACATAAGTACCACTCGAGATTTCAAGTGTATATTCAGTAACATTCCCTACATCAACGGACTGTGTGTATTGTCTACTTTCATCACCCCAATAGAGCTTGTAACCTCCGAGGTAGCTTTCACTGTTCGCATCCCAAGTAAACGCAACCTCGTAGGCGCAACTAAGGGACGTAAACGATAGTAAGGCTACCGTTAGAAGCAGGAGCCGGAACAGCCAAAAGCGTACCGATAACATAATCTGCAAACCCACCTTGAGTATTATAAGAACGAACTTTAACTTCCTGCCCTGTCAGATCATTGACAACAAATGTGCAGGTAGTCGCTTCTGTCTCTTGGACTGTACCTTTAATAGCCCCATCAAGTTGACATTCTTCATAATCAAGATTTGGACCAGGACTTCTTGTCCATGTTGCAGTCACCGACCAGTCTGCACAAGCTACACTCACTAAAGCAAATAAAAATCCCACCATCAATACAAAAATTTTTTTCATTTTCAAACCCTCCTGAATTTAAAGTTTACTTCATTATTAATAAAATAACAATTCTTCTCTAAATTTATCCATTGACCAATTTTTTCCAGGACAACTTTTATAGTTTGCAAACTGGTTATGTCCATAAATATTGTCTACAGACAGTCTGAGGACGTCCACAAGCGATCGGACAAGGGCAAGGCATAGTTGCCATTGCTTTGGAGGGACAGGATCAACATCAAAGTTCCCAATGCAACAGATTCCTAATGATTGATAGTTCATATTTTGTTGCGTACAATGAGCTCCAAATTCATTCATCATTCTTCCAACAAGAATTTCATAATTATCATCAACTAGTTCAATGCCATAATGATATCCAATTGTCTTCCATCCAAGAGAAATATGGTATTTCCTTATGGCATTCCAAGAAACTGTCTTGCCATCCTTGGTTAAACTATGATGGATGATTACATTTTTCGGTATCATTCTCATTATTTACCTTACTATGAATAAGATTCATTGATTCTTCTAAAAGCTTAACTCTCCTAACTAACTCCATTTCACTTCTATATATCACTTCAGTCATATCCTGAATAATTATTCTTCTTCTTTCATTCTTCTTTTTAATACTTTCTGCATACATAACTGCACTTCTTAGTTTATCACATAATTCATTATATGCATCTACATTCATTTCTCTTTCCAAAGAACAATAATCTCATACATTTATTCATTTTTTAATATTATTATTTCGTCTCATAACCTGTAGCATCAATGCTATCTCTTCTTGGATATTACCTTGCATCTCTGTTCCTTTATCGAGTTTTGTAACAACTTTCTCAAGATCACTCTTTGCAACAACTACGCCAACATCAAGCTTAGTTTCAACTCGTAATAGACTTTCTTTTAAATGATTAAATCTTTCATCACACATAGATTTATCTTGCTTTTTTTCATTTAATTTTTCTATTTTCTCTTTTTTAGTTTCCGAAATTTTATTAATTTTTGTATTTAAGAAACGAAATAATAAGGCTCCTCCTCCAATACCACCAACAGCTCCACCAGTTGCCCACACAATCTGTTCCAACATAATTAAGCCTCCACTATTTTTTTAACGAGCATCAGTAATGTCTGCGCTGTTTTCAATAAAATTGTCAATCCACAAAATTTCTGTGTCATGAGAGTTCTGGAAAACCACCTTGTTGACTTGAGCTGTACTTGTACCATCAGTACTTGAAAGATTATGCGCCCAATTCGTACCGTCTGAACTAGCCCAGAATTCTAGCTCTGCATTTGCACCCGTACCCTGCTTAAATCGTAGTTTCATATACCATGTTGCTGTATTGATATTAACATCATCTTCCCCTGATTCAGTTCCACCTTCGGCAGTAACGCTCCAATCCGTCTCAGAATTACAGGTCAATGTTCCTAACAAAGTAGAGTCATTATATAATAATACAACATCTTCATCTCCCTCATTATTGTCGTTTGCACGAATCTGAAAACTTATCCATGTTTCAGCCCTTTCGGCAATAGTAATAGATGCACTTGCAGCAGGTCCAGGGTTCGTCCCAACTAACTTCATACTTTCCAGCCCTTCAGGAGAGAAATCAGTATTGTCATAATCAGGAGTCCCGGATACAGTTGCCCATGAAGCATCATCTCCTTCTGTCTCAAATCCATTACATTGAACATAAGAACATACAACACCTCCACTATAGTAAACCGTAGCTTTGATATGATCTATCTGGGCTGTCTCGTCTGCTGTATTCTGTTCTTTTGCGCTGAATATTACGCCTGTTCCGGGATTATTTATTTGAGCTACTGTCCAAGTCGTACCCCACATATTAGTCGATCCACCGGAATCATAGACAGTATCATATGACCCGCTCCAATTCCCTCCAGTTGCTAAGTTATCCCCTACGGCTGCACCATCACGGTACATTTGCAGATTATACTCCCGAATAGCACCAGAAGCTAAACCGCTAGTTCGTGCTTCGACCTGCACCAAAATTCCAAGGATAGTCGCGCCTCCAGGAACACCAAATCCAAAATTAGTAGCTAAAATGGTCTCTGTTTGTTCATCTCTATCTAATGCAGCAGTCGCCCAAGCATCATTTGAAGTCCTCACATTATCCGTGTTCGCCCAATCTATATACGAGCCCGAATCTATCTCTGAAGTCGTTCCAGGATTATGTAACCCTGTATCATAAGTCGCACTTACAGGCGTAATAATAACACCAAGCACTTTCGCTGAAGCCGTACCTGCGACCTTAGCAGGATCTTCTACTCCTATCACTTTTCCAGAACCATAGACAACTGAAGCTGTAAAGATAAGACTGAAAATTATAAACGCTAATCGTCTCATTATGGCACCTCGACATAAGTGTAATCAGGATTGAAATAGAAATAATTATCGGCAATCACAAAGCCAAGAATCTGCACAATATCACCCGAATCTGAAGGAGCAACATACAACACATCTCCAGCAGCAGCATCACTTAAGAATACAATATCACCCATTACACCAGCAAAAGCAGAGTCATCCCTAATTGTGCCTCTCAATAGAAGTTTTCCTGATTCACCGTTTGCTTTAGTTTCCAGGGCAATCCCCATGCCAGGATGTGTGACCGCTGCATTGGTAGCTAACGCTTTTTTCCATTCATTATCTGTAACATCTGGATAACAAACTTCTCCAAACACTACTGACTCTCCGAACGTTACAGTTATAATGTCACCACTTGCTGTATCATCCACTAGTGTAACAGGAGCAATTCTATATCCTAAAATAGCATCTCCACTTATTAACAAACTTCCTGCCGAATTAGAAGAAACAATGTTCTTAGTTCCTGCACCAGTAGTAGCCTGAGCTGCCGTAATTTTATCAAAATAGCTATTCCATATATCGCCTGTAAAGATCTCACAAGAATAAGCATTACCACCAGAAGTTACAATCATTTCATTGTTAATTGAATTAACGACTGCTCCTCCCGCAGTGCTATCAACATAAAATCCCCAAGAAGTATTTGTTGTTCCTGATACTGTAAATCTATTATTAGAAAATGTAGCACCTGTCGCTGTCCCATAAAGCCACAAAGCACATGCTGTATCAACAGCAGAAATGTCCATAATATTATCTTGTAAAAGAAAACTTCCAATTCCACCAGTTATAGTTTCAAATCCAACAATATCATCATTCGTATCATCACATGTCATTGTAAGTTCATTATTATGAAGTAAGAAAAGAGTCAATGCACCTGTCTGATAAAATGCAGATTGAATTAAACCAGTATCAGTGGTAGCTCCTGTAATTGAATAAGTATGATAACAATCTATCATACGAAACGAACCACCCGTAACAGAAACAGATTTCATCAAAAAATCGCCGCCAGATTTAGTGACAATTAAATCACATCTGACCATAGCAGAATCTGCTCCTCCAGATGTAATGGCAGTTGAATTTGCCCCAAGAGTTCCGTAATTTGCAAGAACACCTATATCAACAACAGTTCCTTTATTTGCAGGATATATTATTGCTGTTCCAGAAGTCACTAAAATAATAGAATTAGTTCTTCCAAATCCTACAATATCAACATAATCCTTCATGGTAATATTTTCAGTATAGATTCCAGGATAAACAATAACAGCATATCGGTTGCTTGCACCAGCATCACTAACAGAGTCAATTGCTCCTTGAATAGTAGTATAACTACCACCAGATTTAGCTACGATAACTGATTGAGCATAATGAGCACTTCCATAAAAATGAGGCTCTCCTGCTAAAGCCGACCATGTAAAAGCAATAATGATCGTAAAGATAAAAATCGAATATACTTTTTTCATTTTCTGCCTCCTACCTATTATCTGTAATAAAATATCTTTACTACAGTTACAGCACTATTTACAGAATTATTAGTTATAGTAATTGTAAGAGTTCCATTTACAAATCTGCTCCCATAAACATTTCCCATCAGAGGAACAGCCTGTTCGCTAAGAGTAGCACTTCTATTAGCTAACTCTCCACCCATAATATCTACACCATCGCTGTCTGTAAGAGTGATATCATAAAGAGTTGTAGGTGCAACACCTCCTGGATTAGTTACAACAAGAAATATATAACCATTAATATTTCCACTACTTGTAGTTACAGGATAAGTATGAGCAGTCACATCCGCAGTACAAGTGAATGTCAGCACTCTAACATTATCATAGATTGCTACATCACTCTGAGTAACCGTTCCTAATGCTAGAACATTTCCAGCATGGAATAGAACTATAACTATTGCTATTAAAAACTTTTTCATTTCTTCACCCCCCATTGATTAAGATGTTAATCTACTTACTAAATCTTTTATGGATGCTATTCATCATTTGAATTTGCACAACTCCTGTAGCATTAACTCCATCATTATTATGGATAACTACATAGAGATTAGATGTCTTAGGATCGTCTCCGCTTATCCAACCTCTGGAAAGACTATCTGTTTGAACCTTTAGATTATTCCCTTCAGACTTATAAATTTCATCTATCCCTTCAAGAACAAAATTCTCCTTTTGACCAACATGAACATCAAAGTTGGTAGAAGAACACACAAAAGTCATTCCCCTGAGAATTCCAGTTTGAATTTTTTCATTTTCACTAGAACTGATATCCAGAGGCCCTCCTCCAGTAGCATCTTTCGCTATACTAGCTAAAGTATGCTGAGTAATAGCTGTCCTTTCAAATATTCGTCTCATTTTACCCCTCCCGATTTTATTTCTTTTTAGAAGTATCTGTTACTCTATTTCTTTCAGCTCTTCTTCCACCAGGATTAATCCTTTTTCTGTCTTCTGTTTGATCAGTCTTTGTGGTTCTAGTAGATTTTCTTCCAGCCACCTTTTTATTATCTGAACTCTTACTAGCATTTGCATTTGCTATTTGAGCTTTAAATTCTTCAGCAGTCATATCAACTGCTTCTTCCCATGTTTCAACAGGAATCTCCAAAATTTCAGCAACTTTTTCTATATCAGGAACAATTTTTGGAGGAACTCCCATTTGAATTTGTGTATCTATATTTCTTAACATCTCAGTGAATATCTCTTTAAGAGCAATTTTCCTATTCCAATCAAGAGGATCCATTTTAACATGACAAGGTCTCCTTTTGTTCGGAGGATAATTAACTTCAACAAAAGGATTAATAAGTTGAGAATCAATCGTTTCTTCTAGATCAGAAATTAATCCTTTTTCAGACATAAGAAATAAATCAGCATGAACAGAAGAACTGCTATATCCACCACCACTTTCATGAGTTAGCACATCTTCTGGAACATAAATGGCTCTAAGGCATCTTGCGTCCATATGTTTAATAGCATCTACAAACATAGGACCTCTAGCATCATCTGTAAGTAGATCTATGGCCCACATATTACCCTTACCTTCTCTATCTGGCTGATAAGGAATTACTGCAACTCCAGAACTAATTAAACTAGAACCTAACATTAAGGCTAATTCTAAATTATCTAATTGCGTTCCTGAAGAATCTGTAGATTTTCCGGGAGGAGCTGTTATAACTGTAGGAGGAGTTCCCCTTCTTTCATAATATTGCATCATGAATTGATACAGAAGTTCTTTCCAATACCAAATCTTATATGCGTTCTTTAGCCTAGAAACTCCGAATGGATTACCAAATTCTTTATCATTAGTAACTAAAAAACATTTTCTAATAGGAAGTTCAATCTCTGGATTAGCTGCTTCTCCTTCTTGAATGATTGAAATTAAATTTTGCTTATCATCAAATTTCATTTTGATTGATGAAGGATAATGAGGTTTAATTTTCTTGTAATATACCAAATCTCCATTATGATAAATCTTTTCTTCGCCAGCTTCATTAACAGTAGAAACTTTAACTTCAGATCTTTCCCATACCTTTTCATGACTGGCAAAGCCATATTCAACAGCACTCATCGAAGACTTAACCAGATCTCTCCATATCTTCTTCAGAGCCCATTCTACAGTTTTACCAATTTTTTCATCATCGCAAACTACTCTCCAATTAAGAGCTAGAATTGGAAGTTTAATTACAGATAATCCAACAGCTAATTGAGGATCTCTCTTCATTAAAGTGAAAGTATCAACATCTATAGTTTCTGGATTATATTCGGCTGGAGAATATGGCCCTGGAGAAGAAAATAGAGGATTATGATAAGAAGTCAGTTCTTTAAAAGAAGAAGGTTCTATTCCAGGTTGTTTATACTTTCCTTTCTTCTTAGAAGATTTAGCCTTAGTAATAGGAACCACTTTGGCCATTCTATCTTGAAGAAATGCGGAAAATTCTTTCTTCAAATCTTCATTAAAAAAGGAAGTTATAAGTTTCGCAAAAGGATCCGTCATGGAAACTTTCCTATGTAATTTTGCTATCTTAGG